TGGTCCCGCTCTTGATCGTGACAACACATCTGGCTACAACTGTTCTTACCTACCCGTAGATGACCCTAAGTCCTTCGATGAAGCTATGTTCATTCTTCTCTGTGGTACTGGTGTCGGGTTCAGTGTTGAGCGTCAGTTCATCAGTAAACTTCCTGAGGTCCCTACTCTCTACGACAGTGAGACCACTATCGTCGTCAAGGATAGTAAGGAAGGTTGGGCCAAGGCGTTCCGTCAAGTGTTGGCTCTCCTCTGGGCTGGTGAGATCCCTAAGTGGGACGTAAGTCTTGTCCGTCCTGCAGGTGCACGACTAAAGACATTTGGTGGACGTGCCTCAGGACCTGCACCTCTTGTTGATCTGTTTAACTTCTCTGTTAAGATCTTCAAGGAAGCACAGGGACGTAAGCTATCGTCTATCGAATGCCATGACCTGATGTGTAAGATCGGTGAGGTGGTAGTTGTCGGTGGTGTACGGCGTTCAGCTATGATCTCTCTGTCTAACCTGTCAGATGATCGTATGCGTCACGCTAAGTCTGGTAACTGGTGGGAACAGAACCCTCAACGTGCACTAGCAAATAACTCAGTAGCATACACAGAGAAACCTGACAGTCTTTCTTTCATGCGTGAATGGATGGCCTTGGTTGAGTCAGGTTCAGGTGAACGAGGAGTATTTAACCGTGAAGCTTCTAAGAAACAAGCTGCAAAGTTTGGGCGGCGCAACCCTGAATATGAGTTCGGCACTAATCCGTGTAGTGAAATCATTCTACGTCCGTATCAGTTCTGCAATCTTACTGAAGTTGTTGTACGTGCGACAGATAACATCGACGACTTGGAACGAAAGGTTCGACTTGCAACTGTTCTCGGAACCATTCAGTCCACTTACACCAAGTTCCCATACTTGCGTAAGGTGTGGCAACGAAATACCGAAGAGGAACGACTGCTCGGTGTGTCTCTCACAGGGATAATGGACAACCCACTATTGACGAGTAAGAATGTTGGCTTATCTAAAACTCTTGAACACCTTCGTAGTGTGGCTGTTGTCACAAACCATGAACTGGCTGATCGGCTTGGCATTCAGCCTTCTGCTGCTATTACATGCGTTAAACCTAGTGGAACAGTCTCGCAACTCGTTGACTCGGCCAGTGGTATCCACGCACGGCATAGCCACTATTATATTAGAACCGTTAGAGGAGATAACAAAGACCCCTTAACTCAGTTTATGATTGACCAAGGTATCCCTAACGAACCTGATGTGTTCAAACCTGACCAGACAACTGTGTTCTCGTTCCCTGTCAAGGCCCCAGCTGGTGCTGTTGTCACGTCTGACCTGACAGCTATTGAACAATTAGAAACATGGCTCATGTATCAACGTCATTGGTGTGAACACAAACCATCTGTCACAATCAATGTACGTAAGGATGAATGGTTCGAGGTAGGATCCTTTGTGTACCAACACTTCGACGAAATGTCAGGTGTGTCGTTCCTACCTTACAACGAACACACGTACCAGCAAGCACCATACCAAGAGATCGGTAAGTCAGAGTACGAAGAGTTAGCTAAGTTGATGCCAGAAAAAATTGACTGGACCCTCTTGACAGACTACGAAAAAGATGATAACACTTCGGGTAGTCAGACACTAGCTTGTTCAGGCGACTCATGCGAAATCGTAGACCTACTGTAGGTTCTCAAAAGTCACCCTGTGTAAAGGTTTGTCGTATTGATAACGATGGCTTTTGCATAGGGTGTAAAAGAACCCTTGAAGAGATACGTGATTGGATGGTACTATCTGACTATGAACAGACTAAATTACTATACGAGTTGAAGTGGAGACAAGATGTGGGTAGTGGTGAGTAGAGATCAGTGTAATTTCTGTGATCAAGCAAAGGCCCTTCTCAAAGGAGCCAATCAACCCTATGTAGAGTACAATATTCAATCCCCTAGTAGTAAATGGGTATTGACATTACTAAAAAAGTCTGATATACGGACGGTACCTCAAGTGTTTAAACCAGATGGTACACTTGTAGGTGGTTACACAGAGCTAACAAAGGAGTTATTAGCGTGACAGGATTAGAAGCATACGCATTGTTCGTAACAGTAGTAGCAGCACTTGAGATTTTCTTCAAGTAAAAAAAAAGAGAGGGTAGTTCGCGCTACTCTCTCTCCTATTATATAAGGGGTCTACAATGACAGCTAAGAAGTTTCAGGTTGGTGGTAATCACTATCAAGTCCAAGCAATCCAGCCTATTGATTATATCATGGCTAACGAACTAGGGTTTTGTGAAGGTAATGTCGTCAAGTACGTTACTCGCTGGAATCATAAGAATGGTGTTGAAGACTTAAAGAAGGCTCGTCACTACCTAGATTTTCTAATCGAACACGCAGAGGAATCATAATGTTCACACCCATACTTCTCATATGTACTATAGACCACAATATTTGCTGGGGTCAAGCATCTAGTATGATATTCAAGACAGAAGAAGAATGTCACACAGCCTTAGCTAAGGGTATTGAGATCTATGAAGAAAAGAACTTCATCATAGAAGACTATCATTGCGTCCAGTGGGGTAAAAAGACTTAACTTGTTTAGGTCTTTTTCTTAGTTTTCTTCTTTGTCCCTCTTTTCCCGTAGCCCGAAGCATATATAGCACGTCCTTGTTTTTCTGCTTCGGCTTTTGTCTTGTAGATTTTACCTGATCTACCCCAACGGTAACCACCTTCCACCTTATTTACTGGCATTACTTTACTTCCTTCGACATCCAGATCCCGAACGCCCCTGTAGCTGCACCCATGCAGACGGAGACAAGAGATGTTTGTTGTGTAGTAGGGTCTGGTAACTGCATAAACCATTCGACTACTCTCCAAGACATGATGGTAAAGACTAACATCATTAGTCTTGGTAATACTTTCCAACTGTCTAAAACTGTAGCCATTAAATGTATCCCTTGAAGTGTAGTACGGCTGCGCACAAGACAGCAATAATTATACAGACAACAACTACACCCACCGCAACCTCTATGTTTGCTCTTAGCTCTTCGGCTTCACGTTTAGCCTGACGTTCTTGTTCTTTTCTTTCCTGTGCAATCTCTTTACGGATCTTCAAGAGATCTTGGTAGGCTTGATATCCTCTCTGATTGATGATCACTTCTCTCAGTGCAGCCTCAGCCTCGATAGCCTGTTGCTTTTTCATCCATGTGTCTAGTGCCTGTTCATTTGAACTAGAAAAGATACTATCCTTTTTCTTTTGGTGTTCCTTCTTAGCACCATCGACAGCATCGAAGAAGCCAACTATATCCTTAGACATAGAGGCCAGTGTCTTACCTGCACTAATCCCTGTCTTAATCATAGCTAAGGCAGATAGGGGGTCCATCTAACGGTGATCCCTTAGTGACTGCTCTATGCTGTCAAGTTTGTTGAAGATAGCCTTGATGGTCTCCTTCATCTCTTTCATTTCTCTATCGTGAGAGACCCTAGAGGAATCTAACTGAGCCTTAAGCACAGCCACATCGGTTGCAGTTTTATTTGCTGTGTTAAATAAATACCAGACAACAATGGCGATAGGTGCAACTAACCATTGCATCACGAGGTCAATAGTCTCCATCACGTTAATCACCACTTCACCTTGTCAGCCCAGTAAGCTGCCGACATCTTACCTTTAGAAATATTCTTAGCGTGACGTGCTTTAAATGCCTTATTACGTGCAGAACCTTTAGGGCTTCCCTTGACACCTTGTTGTCCAAAACGAATGATCTTCTCTTTACCCTTATCACACGCCTTGACGACATGTGATTTAGTCGGATGATCAGGTGTACTCTTAGGTGAGTTACATTTCATTTTAGATTTGTCAAGTCTTTTAGCCACGGTACCGTCCCAGTGTTATAGTTTTCAGTAGACCTACCCAAATTTCTTTAGGTGAAGGTAGCACCCATCCTAAGACAAGAAGTAGGATAACCCACACGGGTATGTCTTGGTTAAGCACCTTGACGTTACCTACTTCACCGCCTAAACTAAAGTTACCAGATGATTGATTTACGCTTACGTTCTCGCCTGAGATATCACGACTCTGGTCCAAGGCTGATTGGTTATTCTCTTTACCTGCCATGACATTTGCGTTTACAGTTGGACCGCCACTACTGCCACCAATCAAAGACAGAGGATTAAAGCATCCAGCTAGAAACAGTGTTAAGGCTATAGCTGAGAGTACACGCATTAGTCTAGCTTTCCATCATTGTTCTGGTCTTGTTTTAGGTCGTAGAGATGTCTCTGGTGCGTATGTGTATAAGTCACTTACATTGCCTAAGCTAATATTACTTTTACGTCCTGTACTAAACTGTTTAATAAGGTCTTCATTCTCATAGCCACGGCTACCTAGTAAGAAACCAATACTACGTGCGGCTGAATACCCAAGACCATGTGTTTTTATAGTCTTATATATAAGTTCATCCATAGTTCCTAACTCACCAGCGTTAAATGCTTCTTCAAACTCGTCAGCTGTGTACTTTTTTTTAGTTACAGGATGGTACCATTCATTGTAGTCAAACATATCTGTGATTTTTATCTCACCATTCTCATCAGTAGAGATACTAAAAGAACCTAAGATAAGTTTAACCTCGTCAGCTGGATTTCTTTCCGCTAGACTTTTAATGATGTCCTCTTTAGACGCACCACCTTTTGTTTGACTTACATTAACACCAGAGCCTTCTTTTGTGAGGTACTTATATACCTCTTCTTTTTCAAATGAAACCTTTTGGTTAGGTCCTTTAAGACCTTTATCCCTAGCCATCTTTTTAAGAAAGTCTATTGTTGTAGGTGTGAAGTAGTCCTCGGTGATAGGCTCTTGTTCTACTTCTTTAAGGTCTACTGTATAAAATTCTCCAGTGTATGGGTCAAATCTTTCGCCTTTATATAATGACACGTGTATAAGGTCATTAATAAAGTTCTGTGCGACAGGTGACGTGAAGGCTTTGGCATAATTACTAAGTGTTACAGCAGTAGCAGCTACATCAGCTGGTGCATTCTTGGAACCTTCTATAATAGCT